ATGCCTGACATATTCAAAGCCGGCGCGGGGAACGCCGACGCGAAGGCAATGGATCAGATCTTCCACTACGTGCTCACGGAAGGGGTCCGTGGACCGGTCCCGGAGCGCAAAATCATCCGCTTCGCGAAGGACCTAGTCCCACTCCATTCCATCGAACGGGTGGTCCAAATAATGATAATGTCCCAAATGCTCCGCATGGTGAGGCAAGACTTCCGCACCCAGGCCCGGTGGTTCAAAGCCGAGGTGCCGGATGTGGATGAGGATGGGAATTTGGTCTAGGGGTATTCTCCGTCCACGGAGGCCCGTGGGTGGGTCATCCACCCAGCACCCCGGCGAAGGTCTTCGTAATTCCTCTGAAGCATTGTCATCTGATTGTTCAGGTTGGTAATCTGATTCGTCTGCACCGCTTGCATGATCACCACCTCAGCAAGCTTTTTCAATTCCGATTCCAACCCGGTCAGCTTCTGCCCCATGGCTTTGTTACTCCAATCATTACGCAATACCATACCATAGCCGCCGGCTAGGAAGAGCAAGGTTTGCACCCCTATGCCAACCAGAAATTCCCAGTGTTCCAGCATCTCACAGCCCCGGGATCGGTACCAGCTTGGCGATGCCTGCGGCGCCGGAAATGGCCGCGGAGATGAATTGAATCACATTGGCCTGGGCTAGCTGCGCCGCCCCTGCGCAAGAGGTGAAGAGCTTCCCTTGTGGAGAGAGATTGTCAATGATCTCCGCAGCGGTTTCCACATCGGTGAACAGATGTGGATCGGGCTTGGCCATTGGGGTGCCATCCTTATTCTTAAGCCCATCGCCATTTGACTGCTGGTTCACCACAATGATCGCATCCCAACATTGCTTCCGGATCGCGCCCCCGTTGGTCTGGGCCGCACCTGCCATCGCAGAGGCGTATTGCAAATCCACAAGCGCTGCGGCTTGGATCTTGGCCCACAAGGCCTCCGCGTCTTTCTTCATATTCCCAGTGAGTTGCAACCCCGTGGAGGGATCTCCATGGAATTTGTTCTTCGCGTCTTCGACCAGATCACCCGTGAAGACCGGGCCCTGAGGAGCAGGAGCGGCTCGACGTGGGGCCTGAGCGAAAGCCGAGGTTGTTCCCAACGCCAGCACCAGTGCCAGTGCGATCCTCATGACGCAGCCCTCGCGGTTGCATTCACTGCCGCCGTTGCACTCGGCACTGGGGCGATCTTATCAATAGACTTGTCAGTGGCTATCTTGGCTAGGGTCGCGTTGGCTTTCTCGTTCACGTCAAGATGCTCCACTCCATCCATCGCTAGGACGGATTTAACCTGCGCCCCTTGGCCGGAGAACATCGTGACAAGGCCACCGAGGACCGCATTGCCAAGGCTACAGATCGATACGATGACATGTGCAGCGTTGGGGCCCATTAGATCAGTAAGCTGGGCCGTGGAGCCGATTAGGGCTCCGTTGACCACAAGGATGATACCGAGGATTTGTACCGCGGTGAGGTTCTTAAGCGTTTCCATTCTGGACTCCTTCAATCATCTTCATTGCAACATCATGGACTTGCTTGTTCCTGTTGAGCCAACCTTTGGTGAACCGAGGCTGATGAAGGCCGATGTAGAACGCCTGCTTCTCAGCGGTATAGGCATTCAACAGCTTCACCGGATCGGCCAAGGCCTCCTTGAAAGCCTCCCGGGTAATAGCCCCAACCCTCCCATCCGCAGCAACTCCAAGCGCACGCTGGCCCAAGATGATTGCACGATGGGGACCGGCATTCACGCACATGTCGAAGAAAACATAATCCGTACCAATCGGAATCCGATCGCACCACGGGTCCCAATATTCATCGTGGTAGATTGCACTGATCTCATCTTCCGAGGCATGGAAGACATCCTGCACTGCAAGGCCCTTCTCCCTCCGCCACGCGTCGTATTCCCTCTGGGTGATCCCTCGGGACGTACGCCCCCCATGGTCGGCGGGATCGTCATCATTTCCACCCTCGGACTTGAGCACTTCCCTCAGGCTCGCATTGAAATTCATCGCCGTCATTTCTCAACCCTTAGCTTTGTGGTCCCTCGGGTAACCCCGCGTAGCAACTCACCAGGACCCTTGGGTCTATCCTGACGATTGGCGTAGTCAATGCCAAAGCGGGCAGCATTGGCGACCGCCTTGGGCATCATACCCGAGGCTTCGCCAGCGAAGGTGAGGAAGTCTTGAACGGTCTTCCCTGCGTGTTCACGGTTTAGGGCCACTTTGCCCTTCATTACATCCCGGACGGCCTTGTCGAGATCGCCCTCGGCGGAGGTCAATAGGCCGGCACCTGGGGTGTGCCCGGAGGTGAAGGCATCGATTAGGTCGCGGAGGTAGAGGAATGAGGAGCCCGCACCCTTAAGGCCACCAAGGAGCACTCGTTCGCCAAGCCCCCGACGGTCGTCTTGGTTCAGCCCCGTGACCCATTCCTCGATCGCGGTGGGGATGACGTAGTAGGTGAGAATATCTGCAGAGAGCCCTGGGAGGAGCTTGGCGGCCGAGGCAATCTCCCCACGTTTCCCAAGCTGGAACGTGTCGTTCATGGTGTGCATGATCTCAATCCGCCGTTGCATCACCGTGCCGAAGAAGCCGTAGACCGACGTGAGCCATCCGTGCAAAGGCCCCCCACCGCGGACCAACGCGGGTTGGTTCGTGGTTGCGGTGGATCCATGTTGACTCCGCACCGAACGATCCGCAATGTCCACCGCTTCGCCAAAGGAGGAGCCCTCCCCCAGGGACCGTTCAAACCTCGCGACCCAAAGTGGCACCGCGGAGAGCTTATCCGACATCGCCACTGGCCACGCGCCCCATTGCATTACCTTCTCCCGCATGGAGGGGTAGCCGTATTGTTCCGACAAGGCCCCACCGAGGGTTTCTCGCCAGTTGCGCTCCCGGCGTTGGAGTTCCTCTGAAGCGTCGAGGGCGAATTTCCACCATGTCTTCCCGACCTCCGGCGATTGCCCGAAGAGCTTCCCGTAGGACTGCGCCATCGCGACCGGACCGACATCGCGCATGGACATGAAGAAGGCAGTGGGGGCGTGTTTTAGCACTGTATAGAGATTGGCCCCGATGTACGTAGAGATCGTATTCTGCCGGAGTATCTCACTCGCCTGCCCCAACTTGGCCCAAACCGCGCCGTTGATGGATTGCTTCCCAGCGAGGTCTTCGAGATACGGCTGGAGAAGCTGGGCGTAGTGCTTGCCGTAGTGCTGGGTGATTGTGTTTTGCAACGAGGGATCCATCAGGATCTTCTGGGTCTCCAGCAGGGGCTCCCGGAAGTTGATATCATGAATCATCTGATCCAAGTGCTTCGGGATCATTCGGAAGCTGAGGTCCACTGGATACACCGCCCCGGTGCGGCTCTTGGTATAGCCGTTCGATGTCAGGATATGCCCAAAGTCCCCATCCTTATACGGCCCCCCACGCATTTTCATCTTCTCCGAGAGCCAGATGGGATCGGGAATGAGCTTGTGGTACCATCCCCGATAGGTTCCAAATGGGGTGTCGATTGGTTCCAGCGGGATCTTATCCACCGTTTGCCCATTCAGGCGCTCATAGACGTTGTCCGCCCGCTTGATGAGATCGTTCCAGATCGTATCCCCAAACTTCTGTGCCCGGTCCCAGTCGGCCTTCGTGGTATTCCGATGAAGCCATTGCATCAACGCTTCGGGATCCGCGCCCCAGCCCTTCGCGAGGACGTTCCAGTTGGACCGATTCCCAGCATTCTGAAGCATCGCCAGGACGTTTTCCCTGGTGAAGGTACTGTATCGGAAGATCTCCGGATCCAACGGTGGGGGATCCATCTTCTTCTTCATATCCCCCCAGTCTCCAAGGGCCCGATAGGCGGTGGAGATCTCTCGGGAGAGCTTAGCTTCGCTGTTCGCCGCCCGCGAGAGGGGATAGGTGACGAATTTGTGAAACAGCCCCCGAGCATCCGCGCGGTCGAAGCGATTCATCAGCGTGGGGATCGAAGTGCTACCGGCGATGTATTGCTTCGCGAGCCCAGGTTCATACCCCGCGGGCACGGCCTTCTCCCGGAAGGTCTTCACCTGATCTTTCATCTCCCCCAGGATCTGCTTGCGATCAAACGCCTCCCCTTCGCGGTAGACCTTGCGTTCCCCACGACCGTTTTCTACAAGGGCGTCAATGGTGCCTTTGACCTCTTTGAAATCTGCGTAGGGAAGCTGATCCACCGGCTTGCGAAACTGAGGGTCCTGCAAAACATCCGCGAGGGGCATATCCCGCAGGCCCATTGACTCCGTTAGCTTCGCCTGGAGGAATTGCTCCAAGGTGGTCTCGGCCTGCCTTCCAATATTCTCCTGGATGTTCTGCACCGAGCGGGCACCCTTATATCCAATCCGCCGCAAGACATCCTGAATATGATTCCTATACTCCCCTTCCACAGAGGGGACCTCCCTCTTGGCAAAGGTCTTCGCGGTTCGGTTCAACTGGGTTCGTTCTCGTTCGTACTCCCGGGCCAGCTTTGCAGCAATAGTTGCATGATTCCGCTGTTGCGAAAGGCGGTAAGCCTCCGCCCAATCGCCCCTAGAAGCCGCATCTTCGATCTTCCTCCCTAGCTTCCCCGCAGTTTGCACAATCCGATCGAACTTAATCTGGCCCACAGGCGTTTGATCAAACACCCCTTTGACCATGGCCCGGGTTTGCTCCTTCGTAAACTGCGGTTCTTCCCCCGCCGCCAGTGCATACGCTAAGGTCTCCTCATGGACGAGGTTAAGCTGGGTCTCACTAACCGCCTGGTCCTTCGCTTCTTCCATGATCTTCTGGCCAAGGTCTCCAAACTCTGCGTTAACCCTGCGGTCTGTCTCGACGTCAATAAGCCGGTTGAGATAGTCTCGTTGAGACATTCCTGCAACTCGGCGATCTTGCGTAAGCATCCCAAGTCTCTCGACGAGTGCGTCTCCGGAGGTGTATCCGAAATGCGGAGCGAGGTCATCGGGGGAGACTCCTTTCGCTTTCTGCACGTATTCCTTCGGGAGGATCGAGCGCTGCTCGGGGGTTAGGGCATCCGGATGCAGCTTGATGTCCCCCTTCGCGAAGAGTTCATCCGTGGCGAGATCTGGCCGGCCGGCGAATTGCTCGCGGACTTCGTCACGGATCTCCGTCCGGCGGTCTTTCCATTCCTTGGTCATCGTCCGCTTATGCTGCCGCTCGGCACGGGCGGTGGCGGCTGAGAGGTCTTCGTTGTTCCTCTTCTCGATCAGGCGAAGCATCCGATCCATATGGGCCTGGGTCACCCCAAGCGCCTTGGCCTCGGCGAAGATTCCTTCGCGTTCGGGGATGCCTGGGGCGACCTCGCGGGCAGGGGGTTTGTCGTCGGGTTGGAACTTCGGATCGCCTTCGTCTTCCTTAGCTTTCCGAGCAGCGATCTTCTCGTCCAGTTCTTTCTGGAAGTCCTGAAGCTCACGGAAGGCCAAATCTGACTTCTGTTTGCGTGCCTCGCGCCCGGTCAACTGTTGGTTTTGATTGGCTGCTCGGCGAAAATTGGTGACGTTGTCATCTTGCTGCGCTGCGAAGCGATTGAACGATGGCTTGGCCAGTTCAGCCTTGGGCTCCCTAGAGCCGATCTCTCCCGAATCAATCTTCTCAAAGATCTTCTCCCAAGAAAGATCATGCCCCAGCATCTCCCCAAACCTCTGCCGCAGGCCTTCGAAGAAATCCTTAATCCGTTGGAATAGGGTGGCGTGGGCTTTGTCAAACGCGCCCCCATTGGCCCAGTGCTGATAGGCCTCGGCGATGCCTTCCTCGGTAAAATTGGCACCCTCATACTTCCCCCACCGTTCCGCAACGCTGTAGCGTTTGACCCAATCCCTCTGGGAGGCCTTCTCAAGAGTGCTCCATTCCGCATCGGAGAACATCCCCATTTTCTTCAACGCGTGGATGGACTCGTGCCGGGCGGACCCAATCGGATCTCGGTTGTTCAGAGAGACAACGATCTGGCGCAGGTTCGGGAAGAACACCCCCCGGGGATTGCCGACTCCGTCCACGGAGATGTCGTGGGCCACATCGCGCCCGGCGTCGGGAACGATCCGACGGAGTTCATTCAGGACAATCCGGCCCATCGGAGTGTCCGAGGCAAGGCCTTTGCCTTCGCTTTCGAACAGGGCGGAGACCCCAGCATGGAGATCTTCCCAGTTTTGGGAGAGCAGATTGCGGAAGTGCTCGTGGGTGATTGCGTCAAAGGCGTCGCCGCTCTGGACCTTGATCGTGGCCGGGCCCGTGCGCCCCGCACGCTCGCGAGCACCAGAGATCCGGAAGCCACCGATCTCTTTCACGTTTGGGTAGGCGGATTTGATCTGGGCCAGCAGGGATCGGGTCAACCCTGGCCCGAAGGAATTAGGCCCAAAGCCTTGTGCCTCCAGTCCACCGATGTTGTCGATGTAAACCTTGGTCCCACCCTCCCTGGCAGTGGCCTCAAGGAATCCAACCTTCTTGCCAGTCTCGTCGAGGATACGGAATTGATCCGACCCGATCACGCCAGTCTTGGCATCGATATCAGGGCCTTTGGCCTCCAGCGTCAGCTTGCGATCCCCGATCTGGAACATCGGCTCCATGCCACCCGATCCGCGGACCAGCTGGACCGGATCGGCAATCGCCGAGCGTTCTCCCAGCCCAGAGAGCTTCGTCTCGTCCAGGGTCAGCCCACCATCCCGAAGGCGAGTGAAGTCGTGGAGTTCCTTCGCCACTTCGGGTTCGATGTGGGCGAGGTAATCCGCGAGTGGGATCTGCACATCCCCACCGTAGCCCTCCGCGGCTTCTAGCGATTGGCGAAGCCCGGGGACAAAGCCGAGGATGCCATCATCCGCCGTTGGAACCTTGTCCCCATAGAGCTTTCGAATGGCGTCAGCGTCAATCCCAATCTCACGATCCCCAACGTGAGATCGTACAAACTGGGCGTAGAGTTCCGGGCTGCGATCTCGGGTAGCGGACTTGTTTCCCTCAGCCAGAGCCTGTTTAAATGCATCGCCGTCGACCTTCGCCTGTTGGGTTTTCACATCGTCGATGATCGGGTGGACCCCTAGAGGGGGCTCTCCCGAGGGGTATTTATCCGCGATGTCCAGGCCGGATTTCATCTTCGCCAGGAGATCGGCGTTTTTGTTCAATAGGTCCCCTGGGCCACCTTGTGGGTGAACGCCAACATCCCCCCGCATCATGGCCCATTCGGCCATGGCTCGGGCTTCGCGAGCCACCCCGGCGCCGAAGACCTTGGTGATGCCATCCTCGCCCAATTGGAGAAACCCAGAGGTCACCCGAGAGAGCGACTCCGCACCGATTTCACCGAGGCCCAGGGCCCGGGTCACTGGGCTCAACAACGACGCCGTGCCAGGGTGCTTCAACGCCCATTCCATCTCCGAAGGGCGATCGCTGTAGCCTTTGTAAAACCGCTGGTAGCCCTCGGGCGCGAGGGGTTGCTCGCCGAAGCCTTGCATGAAGGATCGGGCGATCGAGTCACTCTTGAGCCAGCCCTCCAAGCCCGATTGGTCCCCAAGCCGAGAGAGATGCTGGGAGGCAACATCCAGCTGCCCAAGGTCATCGTGGCTGACGCGAGCGGCCATGGGATGGGAGTTGAGATAGTCTGCGATGTGAAAGTTATCACCGATGATGGATGAGCCAAGGGCGGCCTTGTGCTGTCGTTCGAACCCATCGATGTCCCCATAGATCGCGGTTGAGGGCACCCCGGTGGCTTGGGAAAGCTCCAGCGCCCGTGCGGCCTCATCCGCGTTTTCATCCATCGCGGAGTAGTTCGCCATCTGCGCCGTGCGGGCTTCGTCGGTAAAGAAGTCTTCGGACATGCTCATTGTGTAGCGCTCGCACCGGCGGCGGGTTTGCCGTAGAGTTCCTTATATTTCTCCGCGTGGTAGAAACGCTGGATCATCGAATCGGTTGGGTTGGTAATGCCTCGCTTCTGCCAGATATCCAACCCTCGAATGCGCTCGGCGTCCTCGTCGGAGACGGGCATTTGGTACAACGGGGTGGTTTCCTTATTGAACACAAACCACCCTCGGCGCCCGGTTAGCTGTTCCTGAACCAACCGCGACCCCATGGTCCGGATCTCTTCCGGGGTGGGCACCTTCCCGGTCTTGCCAGAGTCGAACTGCTCCAGGGCGTCCTGAAGCCCCCCGACGAATTGGTAGTACCCTTCCTTGTCCCCTCCAGTGTGCGAAATCCCCGCGGAGTTCAAATCCGGTCCGAGGATCGCCAGTGCCCTGGCCACTCTTGGATCTTGTTGGGATTGCTTCTTCATCCCATCCTGAAGACTCATCAGCCGTTCCTTCTGCTGAACGGTTAACTTCGCTTCCGATGCGAAGTCCTTCCCAAGGAACGCCACCCGGGTTTCGTTATCTGGGGAATTGGCCATCCCTACAAAGCCGTGAGTGATCTGGAGGTTCTCCGGCGTGGTGGGGATGCGGTATTCCCCAGTGGCGTTCCGGCGAAGTTGTTCGTTTATCTGCTGAACCTTCGCTGGGTTGCGGCTCAGTGCATCCAGCGCTGGGGACACGTTGGGATCCAGAGCCTTCAACTGTTCAATACTGGTCGGTGGCGACCCTTCAGCGTTGGCTTTGAGCATTGCCTTGCCCACAGTGACAAGGTTTTGGTTATCACTATCCCGTTCCACCCGCTTTTGCAGGCCGTAGTCGGTCATGATCCGCTGGCGAACGTAGTCTTTGAACAGGTCGTCTTGGATGCCGGTTTTCTTCATGATCGCATCCGCTCGGGTCATCCCATCTGCGAGGTATTGCTCCTCGGTTTTCTCATCCTCATCGCCTTCCTTACGCCCGGCCAGGACCTGATCGGATATGATCCGCGAGCCTTGTTGGCGGAAGTTGGTCTGGACTGTGGCTTGGACCCGAAGGGCATCGGCCGGGAGCAGGGCCCCGGTCTTAGCAGCGGCATCCGCGAGGGATTGCGCCCCAATCGCATCGGTCTTTGCCAGCCCCACCACTCGCTTTGCGGTTGCGGCGGAGACATTCTGCGCGGAGGTTTCCTTGATCTGATCCGTGCTCCAACCCGAGTTCCGCCCTTGGGCTTCGGTCTCTGAGGCGATGGTTCGCACACCGCGTTGGTACGAGAGTTCATCGGTCGGGTGCTCGCCGATGAAGTCCGAGGCTTGGTCGACTCGGGCCGTGGAGGCCCCATTCGCGGCCACTCGGGCTTGGCGGGCCGCGTGCCCGGCCGCAAGGCGGATCATCGAGCCCATGTTTGCCAAGGAGGATCCGTCGTACATGGTCTGGGCTTGGAGATTGCCTAGTTTGTCCCGGAACTGCCCGCGCATGGTGCGGAGGTTGTCGATGTGGGCCGAGAGGGCTTCGGGCGAGGCGTTCTCGCCTTCCCGGGACATGAACTCCGCGTCGGCCTTGCCTGCGGCGACCATGTAATCGGCGTCGGCGTTCTTGGCGGCGGTTTCGTTTTGCAGACCCTTCAGCTGAACCGCTTGTTCCCAGATGCGATCCGAGGATTTCTCAATGTCGGCCCCGAGGCCCTGGAGCGCATGGCCTACCGCGCCGCCAAAGGCCTCGACCGGTACGGCGAGGTTCGGCCCGGCTACGCCTTGGGTTGAAGGGGCTACGGAGGGGACCAGATCGGGAACGGCAACCATTAGGAGAACATCCCTTGTTTGGAGCCTTGGGACCATTTCGAGGCGACCGAGGACCCGGCGTTGATGAAGGAACCGATTTCGGATATGGTCCCAGCGGTTTCATCTTGCTGGGCGGTCATCTGATCAAGGTTGGCCTCGGCCGTGTCCGTGGCGGCTTTGACCTCGTATCCATACGCGGTCTTCGACGCGTCCCATTTGATTACGTTTTGATCGTACGCGGCCACGGTGGACATATCCGAACGGACCTTCTCCCCGGTGCCAGAGTTGACATCGAACCCCGAGCCACTCTGCACGACCTTCTCCTGGGCTATCTGCTGTCGGGCCTGGAGACCCTTGCCCTCGGCCTGGGCTTCGCCTGCTTGCAGGGCCCACGAGGCGTTTTGTTCGGAGACTTGTTTGTTGATCAGGGCCACGCCGGCTTTGTACCGTGCCGCACCCGCTGCGGCGTCGGCGGATTCCTTCGCGCCTAGGCCCCCAACGGCGCCACCAATCGCGGTGCCGACCATTGCCGTTACGGCCATTGTTCCTGGGTCAACCATTCTGAGGGCTCCGGATTTCGAAGGGGATTAGCCCTGAGTGGGGTTGACCAAACTCCGCGCCGAGCCAACCGAGCCAACGCATGGACCCGGTGCCGAGATGGCAATGGCCGGTGATGCTGGGCCAGCGCCAGAGAAGGGCGGAGATGACCTTGCGGGAATAGCGGCCGAGGAGGATTGGGTGGCGAATGGGGAGGTTTAGCATCCAGAGATAGGCTGTGTCGGCCATGAACGATGGGGGGATGACTCCCCAGCAGGCTTCGAGTTCGCCGTTGACATGACCGGCCCAGACCTCTCCGGCGATGGCGCAGTAGTCGAACATCTGGTGGTCCCTGGGAGACATTGCGAGGTGCGGCGGGAGATGCGGCGGGCCGTGAGTGATTTGGATGTTCATTTCTGCGAGTCCCCTACTTCGATCTCAGGGATGACGCCGAGCACGGATGCGGGGTATGGGTTGGGCTGTTGGATGCAGTATTGACCAAAGACGTCCCATTGCGGATCGACGATTATCCGGGCGTCGGTGGTTTGGAGCCCGGCCACCAGAGCGTTTGACATGGTACCGACGTTGCCTAAGGCAAGGTCCTTCATCGGCAAGGCGGTGGCGAAGCTTCGCCCCGCGGAGAGCCCAAGGGCGTCTTTGGCACGGACGGTCACCGCGGAGACTTTCTTCCGTTTGCCTTGGACGGTGGGTTGGCCGAGGTCTAGGGCGAGGGTTTGGATCTGGGGAAGGAAGGCCAGGCCGACGGTTACGATCGAGGCGTTGGGGATGGCTGTGAGGCCGGTGGTTCCACCTGGGCCGAAGACGAAGGTACCAGAGATGGGCATGGTGAAGTTGATCACGACCCCGTCGGCAAGACCAGTGACGACTGCGCCGGCGAGGTGTTGGGCGCCGGAGAAGCTGGTCGCTGGAGCACCGTTGTAGCCGATCCCCGCGTCGACCTGCCAGGAGGATTTGTAATTGTTCGGGTAGGTTAGTTCAACGAAGCGTTCGATGTAGTAGACCAACGCGCCGTTGATGTTGCGTTGGACACAGTGGTAGATGGCGTCGACCGCGCCGATGGCGGTGGTTTCGGTGACGGTCGCGATGGATTTGAACGCCCCTTGAGTGTCGGAGTGGGCCCAGGCGATCATCTCTTGTTCTTTGAGGAAGGTCAGGGAGAGCAGTTGACCATCGTTGCGGACCGCCCAGACGACTTTGAAGGGTTCCTCCGCCCAGGCCCACTCTAGAAGCTGGAAACCGTAGAATAGGTGCGAGGAGAGGATTGAGATGTCAGTCCCGGTGAAGACCTGAGTGTAGAAGTTGAACACGAGGTCGCGGACGATCGAGCCTTTGGCCTGGAGGTAGAGGATGTTGTCGTTGGCGACGATTGGAGGGCAGACGCCGGCCGCGCCGTTGTAGGACTGCGGTCGGGCGGAGAAGCTAGTTGCGGAGATGGGTGCGCCTGAGGTGCCTCCATTGACGATCCAAGAGAGCTTATCGGCGAGAACGATCAGGCCTTGAGGCTGAGGGATCAGCCATTGGAGTGTGCTCAAGACCCCGGAGACAAGGGTGCCTTGGATGGCGTTATCTGGGGCGGTGGGGAAGGTTGTGTCGAAGTTGAACGGCGAGCCGGGCTGGGAGAAGTTCATCTGTTGAACGGATTGAACCGGCGCAGCGAGGCAAAGGCGTTGGTCTTGGAACCCTGGGACGGAAGGGTTGCCGGCGGATGGGGCGCCGAGGACGGCCGTGGCTGCACCGCCGCCTCCAGAGAGTCCGCCTACGGCTGGCGGGGAGCCGTAGCCGGTACCAGGAGAGGTCATGGCGATCGAGGCTAAGGTCCAGGTGACATTGAATCGGGCCGAGCCGTCGCCGTGACCGGAGGTGGAGAAGAAGCCGGTGGGGGAGATGGTCTGGCCATTGCCCGAAGCGAGGGACCCGGCGGCGATGATGACCACGCCGGATAGCGTGCCAGCGAAGCCAGTGGTGGAGGTGACTTGTAGGGTGGCCCCACCCGCGAGGAGGATGGTATCGCCGACATTCCATCCGGTGCTAGCCACGGCGATCGATACCGCGGTGAGTTGGCAATAGGCGATCGCAGCCGCGCCGGATCCGCCTCCGCCGGTGAAGGTCGGGGTTGGGACGGTTACGTTGGTGAAGTTGCCCGGGTTAGTGATGGTGACAGATTGGACCCCGGTTCCAGAGAATGGGTTCTGTGGGATCGGTGGGCCCTGGGAGAAGTCCGGGGTGATGTTGGTGTCGTTGAAGGTGATCCCGGTGAAGTTCCCTGCGAAGCCATATTGGGCCCCGGCGGCAACGGTGTTGGTCATGCTCACGAGGGATTTGTAAACGTTGTAGCTGACGGCGCCGGCGACGGAGGCGATGTTGATGGTGTTGGTGTAGTTGGTACCGAGAAAGGTCCGGTTCGCGAATGGGACCTGCGCGGTGGGATCGGATTCCTGCCCGTTGGCATCGACGGAGGTCAGCAAGTAGGCCACGCACTGGGTGCCCGCAGGGGCATTGGATGCGGCGGTGATTCCGCCCGGCGGGGAGATGGTCGCGCCGAAGGTGATTGGGGCCAGGGTCCAATTGGTCGCGGAGATCAGGGTGAGGATGTAGGGCGGGTGGTTCGGGTGGCAGATGATGAGTTGGTTGACGTTCTGGGCGAACTTTAGCTGGGAGAGTTCGGCGGAAGTGTAAGGCGAGGCGATGGTGTAGATCGGGCCCCCAGAGAAGACCGGCGCGCCGTTGTTGTAGAACGCGAGGTAGCCTGCGCCGTTGAGGACGCCGAATTCGAGAATGTAGGCCACGGTGAATGAGGCCTGGAAGGGGATCAGCCGCGGTGGGCCCGAGCCATTGTTCTGCGACTTGGCGACGAAGCGAGTGCCGGGTCGGGTAGTTGCGCCACCGCGGTAGTCTACGAAGAAATTCCGTAGAAGGGCCGCACCGGAGTGGTACTTGGCTAGGTCCACCCGAGCGTTCAGCTGCGGGGCCCATTCGCCGGCGTTCCAAGAGGTTTGGATTGCGTTATCGGACATTAGCTAAACCCAGGCCACATTCCGCCCCAATCGAATCCGGTGTTGTATGGGCCTGAGGCCCCATCGGTGTAATCGACGCCTCGCATCCGGATCCAATCAGGGATGACGTTGTTCACAGTCAGCGCCTCATTGCCATCGTTCCCTCGGGCGATCCGGATGACCTCGTTGCCTTGGGTGATTACAAGGTTCGAGAGGGACTTGTCCCCGGTGAGGGCTTTGCAAAGGGCCCCGCCGAGTACGAAGGCGTAGGCTTCTTGGAAGTCGTCATCGAAGACGTTTTCATCGGTGATGTTCTTCACGTAGTTCAAAAGGCCGAATTCTTGGTTGGTGAGGATTACTCGCTGGTCCCCTGCGGCGGCGGTGAAGGTGAGGTTGAAGGTGGCACCGGTGCCGAGGCCGGTTGTGCCTGTGCCGCCAAGGTTGCCTGGGTTGGGACCCTGAGCGGATGGGTTCGCAACCGGCGCGAAGTAGCTCCCGGAGAATGGAACGACTTCGTTTGGGATGATAGGGACAATAGCGACAGAAGTGACAACCCCAAGAGCACCAACCCCAGTGACCTGCAAAGTAGCTGGGCATCCAACTGGGGGAAGGCCTTGTGCACCTTGTGCGAGAGTGATAAGATCGCCCAGAGCATAGCCGGCGCCTCCTGAGGCCACAGTGGCAGCGGTGACGGAGAAGAATTGGTCGACGGCGACTTTGAACTGGACTGGCGGGCCTTGCCAGAACGAGGCTGCGCCACCGGTCACGGCGGTGGTGATGGGAACGCCGCCAGCGAAGCCAGTTGCGGTTTGAGGGGTGATCCAACAGGCGCGGATGCAATCGAAGGGGTATTGGTATTCGTACGCCCACGGCGGGGCCGGTTGGCCCTTTTGCCATAGTTGGGTCGCGGGGGAGGTGTTCTCTGGGGTGCCGGGGATGGAGGTGATGAAGTTGAGGGCGATGGTTTGGAACGCGAAGGACCAAGGGGCCATCCGAAGCAAACGTCGGCGGAAGGAGTCGTAGATGATGTTACTCTGAATCGCTTCGTTGCTTCCATTGCTAGCAAGCTCTGCAGCCGTAACTGTGGTCCTAGACCCAAAGGTTTGCAAAGCACGATTCACCATGTCTACTTTGGCAGTCATTTAAGCCATCCCCAATTACGGCCGCTGCGAATATAACTGATAGCGGTCCAAGACATGTCATATGCTTTGGCTATAGAGGCGACAGAATAGCCTTCGACGATGAATTGACGAATGTCTCTCACATCCTGCTCAGTAAGCTTTGCCTGCCCTTGGCGTTCTCCAAATACATGGCGACCTTTAGCGATCTCATCATCTTTGTTGTCTTTATGTGTTCCTAAGAATAGATGCTTTGGATTGATGCAAGGCTTGTTATCACAAGTGTGACAGACTATCATACCTTTAGGTACAGGGCCTTTGTGGTGCTCAAATGAAACTACGTGAGCACCACGGTCGCAAATAGCACCATAACCTGAGCCTGACATAGCGCCAGTAAACACCCAACAGTTGTTAGGCGCCATCGCTATCCTATCGAGCAATTTACTGGCGATGTCCATTAGTAGCGCCCCTGTGAGCCGCAGCAGCCGTTATTGACCCCGCCAAGGCCAGGGCGGCCGCTTTCAGAGCCGGGGGAATCCGGTCCGTTCACGATGCCATGGTTCTTGCCATGGAGGCCTGGGGATTGCGGATCGTTGATGTTCTTCGGTCCGCAAGGGGGTTGGTAGTTGTTAACGTCCTTTGACGTTTGCTTGCCTCCGGACATCAGAGCCTCCTTCGGGGAAGAGCGGAGGGCCGAGCAGCAGCGGCAGGATCAGCCTTGAGATCGGCTTCGGCCTCAGGCTCTTCCCCGGCCTCTTCTTCAGTCTCCTCCGACGCAGCCTCATCTGAGGCCTCTCCGGAATCGGTCCGCTGGGCAGCCGCGCCGGGTTCCTGTTCGGCGAACCCAGCGAAGGTTTCCGTTTCCTGTGGGCGGCCGAAGCCATTCGGGCCCATTTCCTCGTTGATCTGGCGCAGGCGGCTAAGCGCAGCGCCGGAGATGTTGGTCAGGTTGCCCACCTCGTGAGCGGTTTTGTGGATATGGAGGAGGGCGGCGATTTCATCGATGGTGTGCATTTTAGTGCTTTCCTTGTGAGCCAGAGGAACGGATGACTCGACCCGCGCCAGGGCCGGAGCCATCCCAGCCCTCAACCGGGCCGTTTGGGGAGAACCCATTGCCGAGGTCCATGTTGGGGTATTTCGGGGTGAAGTCCCCCGAGTCGGTGGTGTGGTTGCCCTTGGCGTTGCCGAGATAGGACACCGCAGCGGGGTTTTTAATCTGGGGCCGCGGTTCGACCTTTTGGTCCCGCGGGCCTTTGATATCTGCTTGGCCTTGTTTCACTTTGCTTCTCCGTTGGTTGGCTTTGCCAGTTGGCGGCTGTGATCGTAGCGAGGGGTAACGGGATGTTTGGTCATATCCCGGCGGACCTTTTCAAAGTGCCCACCGTCACTGTGGAGATCGTGGAGGATTTGCCTGGCCCGATCGTGGTTGCGCTCCATTTCCTTGTCGATCTCCTCCGGGGGCTGAAGGCCAAGGGTGACGTATTCACCCTTGACGTGGACGACGTCGTGGAAGTAGTTCATGAACCGACGCATCTTCTCGGGCACCTCCTTTTCTGCCTCACCCATGGCGTAGAGGGCTTTGGACACACCTTGGCGAATGGTTGTTAGTTCGCGGGCGATTCGGAAGAGGAGATCGCGTTCGGTCACCGAGTCGTCGAGTTTGAATTCAGGTTCGTCGGCCATTGAGTAATCCTATGGTTAATACAACAGCCCCAGCCAGGGGTAGCATGGATAAGCAGATCAGTAGAGATTCGAGGTTCATTTGTCTATCCTTGGCACGTGTGGGGTGTTGAGGGCATCGAGGATCGAGGCGATGAATTTGAGCGTGGGGGTTCTGGCAAGGGTGGCGGCACGTTCACAGGCGGTGATCGCGGGGTCGATCGCATCGGACTTCTTGGCCTGGGCGAGGGCCTCGAAGCAAATCCGGCGGGCCACGAAGATTGGGTGGCGGTTGTCGCTCCACATCGCGACGAGCTTTTGTAAGGCATCGGGTGGGATCTTCGCTAGGCGAGCAGAGAGTTCAGCTGTGGTCACCTCAGGGAGTAGGCCCTGAGCGAAGGCCGGACTGGCAAGTAGCAGGATCGCGAGGATGATTTTGATCATTGTTGCGACGTCGGTCCGTTGTTGTCGATATCGGTGAAATCCCAGGTCCCGGCGGTTGGGACTACCCCGCCCGCGTTGTTGCAGTCGGTGTAGAGAGAGAAGGTTCCGCCGACGTGGTAGAGTGGGACCGGGGACATTGAGGTTGGGAAGACAATATTAGCTACCTGCCCAGCTGCCTGGAGACCGAAGGTCAAAGCACCATTTCCGGTGTTGACGAAACCTCCCATGAAGATGTTACAGCCAATCCAAGAGGCCGCTGTTTTCCACTCTAGCTTGCCCCAAACGTGCCCGACGGTGTTGTGAACTTCGCCGAAGGTCATGGCTTCGAGATCGTTGGTGTTGTAGCCGTATAGGGTCGGCGCGGCTCCGCCAAGGGCTGCGGTTGGGAAGTTGACTATGTCTGGGGTGAGGAGCGGTGGGTTCCAATGGGAGAAGGCGACGGTTTTTTCATAGGTGTTGGTGTGGAGTTGCGACTGGACCATCGACGGAACGAACGCGGCAGTCGGGAGGCAGACGTCGAATACGTCGCCAGAGTTGCCGGAGGGTTGGAAGCCAAACTGCACGGAGGTTGCGGTTTGGGAAATGGTTCTGGTGACGGATACGAATTGGTACCCGCCGAGGCTAACACCGGTCAGGGCGGAACTGAAAGTGGTCCCAGCGCTGTCTTGGATGTAGATGTTCCCTGTGCTTCCGCCGCCTTGGATGCGTTGGAAGATGGCCATGCCCAAGGTGACGGTTTGACCTCGGTAGAGAGGGAGAAGGGCCGGGGTGATGTCGTCGATCAAAAGTTCATTGCCGGTGGTCCCCTTACGGAGCCCGAGTGGGCGTTCGCAGCCGGGGTAGACGGTGGAGATGGGAGTGGAAGCGGCGCCCCAATCGTCGGGGAAGGCACATAGCGTGCCAGTCTTGGTCCAGCCGTCCGGGCCGGTGGAGGAGCCACAGTCGAGGGGGGAGACGGGGATGATGGTCGCGGCTGCGGAGGCTGCGGGGGAGATGCCACTTAACGCAGGCGAATGCAGGGTAACGGAGGTATTGGCTATTACATTGGTGACCCGCGCCGCAGTGACGTAGCCGCCGTTACATTGAACTTGCACACAGGTGATGAAGCCACCGCCGGCGAAGCCCCAGAAGGACACAATGTTGGAGACGATCGCGATGTCGCCAACGCGGAGGGTTTGGGTGTTGGCGCAGGTGAAGACCGGGTCCGCCGTAGAGATGGTAAAGGCAGTACAGGAAACGTTGGTTTGATTCGCCGTACCTGCGGCGTTTTGCTTTGTGCTGAAAGCAATGCAACACCACAGCCGCCATTGGTTGTTCTGGAGCAGGTTGTCGACGGTGCCGCCAGTGGTGGAAATGGTGGTCGGAACGGCTGCGCCACCTGAGCCGGGGTAGACCGGGACTTGGCCAGCGGTCGCGGCTGCTTGGCTTCCGCCCAGGCCACCGTTGGCGAGGCTGACCGGGAAGGCAAGAGCGGCGCATTGGAGACCAGAGGCGTTCACGTAGACGAGGGCATGAACACCGTCGTTGGCGCAGGGCGGGACAGCGATGTTCTGCATGTCCGCGGTGCCAGCGGTGGGGTTGATCCAGATCGAGTTCGCAATGCCTTGTGGAAGCTGGGCGAGGGTGGCACGGCCGGAGAGGTTGGAGAAGGCCGGTTGGGCACAGACCGAGGCAGCCCCGACCACGTTGACGAATTGATTCGCCGGACAGGTGATGAAGCCGGGGATGGAGGAGGCAGCGATCTGGGCCAGAACGAAGCGAGTGTTGGCACAGGCGTTTGTGTTATCGCCAAGGGTGCGATCGGAGCATTGGGTGTTTTGGGCCAGCGCAGGGAAGGCGAAGAGGGCTAGCGCAGCCGCGAGGAGGAGCTTCCGAATCATACGTTGCTCTCTATAACGGTTAGGGGGTTGGTCGTGCCAGTTGCGGCGAGGGCCTGCCATGCCTTCTGGCATTCGCCATCGACAACTAGGCTTCCACCGTTGCCGAAGACACGAAGGGTACCACCGAGGAGGGCGGTGGTTGGGGTGAATGGGACATCCGAAGGGGAGACCGGGGCGGTGCCGAGCACCCCTTGGATTGTTGTTTGCGAGACGAAGATGTCATTCGGGCCAGGGTTGTGAAAGGTGAGTTTCTGGCGCGAAGGGTTGGCCTGGGCAACGACAACGTTGGCGGCGTTGGTGATGTTGTTGAAGCCGTAGGTCTTGCCTCCATTGGCCCCGGCTACAGTTCCGGAGTCGCCGGGGCTTCTGGAGATGATACCCATTAGATCCTCCGCTCGACTACGGTCTTGCGGGCGCGGAGACGGGATTCGGCTTCGCGGGCCCTGGCAGCTTCGGCGGCCTCGGCGAGTTCTTCTTCGGTCGGCTCCGCTGTGGGAAGCTCGTCTTCGAACTCAGCGTGTTTGGTCTCGCCCGATTCGCGAACGATGCGATCGAACTCGTCCTGTGCGGGCTCGGGGGCTGAGGTCACTGCCACTGCGGCAAGGGATTCCATCGGGGCCTTACCAGTCATGATCGCGATCAGCTGGGCATTCTGGGCCATCACGGCGGCCATGGCTTCCATCATTTTGTCCAGACCGTGGGTTGCGGAGGGTTGGAGAGCCGTGGTGGCGCGAAGGTCCGTCAGGGAGGTGATCAATTCGTCACCCAGACGGGCGTAGAACCCGGCCCGCTGCGACTCTTCATCGATGCCCTGAGTGGGGATCCATTTGAACTTCGCGGTGACCTCGCGGGCCTCGTCGTCGAGGGGGACCATGCCAGGGGTGGGATCGCCTTCGAAGACGATGTCTCTGGGATTGCCCTTGCCCGGCCAGCAGACATGGATCTCGCCGTCCATTTCGTTGTTGGGGAATTTCACGTTCCAGTCGTCTGCCACTCGGGGGTCGAGATGCAAGGGGACTTTGAACATCTTCCTCGTGGGCTTGCCAGTGCGGGAGTCGATCGCGGTTTGTTCCCAACGGGAATCGGGGGCGTTGAGGTAGTGGGGTTCCGTCAATTTCCATCGTGCCATGTTAAGGCTCCTTTTCAGAATTGTGCGTACCAGATCAACACCGACATGGTAGCTGCGGATGAGGTGGCGCATAGCGCCTGTGAGAGGTTGCTGGAATTGGATGCGTATTGTGAATGATCTTGGTTTGGTGAGTTTGAGCTAACGTTGAACGTCGGCGATAGCTTCTTGGTGCCGGTGTCACATGGGTTGGTGGTTTGGGTACCGGTGGTAAAGGCGATGGTGCCATTGGCACCTGTGTTGGTTACGTTCCAACCACAGAGGAAGATGGTCTGGCCAGCGACCGCAGGAACGATCGCGGTCGAGGTTGTGAACCCAACTTCCTGTACCGCGACCTTGTTGCATAGGATGAGATTGGTCGGGCCAGATACGTTCTCTGCGTTCGCGGTTGGCGCCCAAGCCCACAGGCTCAGGCTCAGCGCAGCGAGGAGACAGATGGAGAGCCTGAGCTTGTGCATTAGCGTACCCTATACCAAGAGGTGGTTGAGAGAGCGTATCGGAACTCGACCGACGAGCCCGCAGCGAGAGTGGCGAAGGAAGTGTTGTTGACGAGAGTTGAGCCGTCAGAGACGGTTACGGTCGCGCCGGTGAAGGCACCGCCAGAACCGTTGACCCATTCGAAGATTTCCCCATCCCAAGGCAGCGGGGGAAGGGTCACTGCGAGCGAGGCAGAGGCGGCGGTGGAGACGAGGGTGCCGGTGGCAGTGGTCAAGACCAAGGTGCCAGAGGTCAAAGCCGTGGTGGTGAGACCAGTGGCGTTGCGAAGTTGGGAAGACGGCGCGAAGATAGACGGGCCACCGGGTCCGCCTTGAGCCATGGTCACGACTTCCGAACCGGACATAGTTCGGTTCGTCAGTGCGGTTTGGGCCCAGACTGCCCCGATGATTGCCAGGGCCGCTAGGGCCCCAGCCAGAAGTGTGCGGAAGCGAGTCATGCCATTTCCCTCAATTCGCCACAACAACGCCGGCGGGATATCCACCGAGCACTGCGTTGGCTTGTTCTGGGAGATCGTGACGGTCGAGGACGAGGTAGGCCTGGAGTTCCCCGGCGGAGTGGGTGCCGACGGAGATGTATTGGAGTTGCAAGAACCTCGGAAGGGGCTGCCCAGCAACGGGCCGGGGGATGTCGATGTCCGCAAGGCGGGCGCCGAGGATGAGGATTGCCTCGGCGTAGACCGGCGAGGTGTACATGGTGACGTAGGCACCGGCTGCGCCAGCACCGTTGTCAGGGGCGCCTTGGAGGTTCACTTGGAGCGAGGTGCCACCGGTGATTGCGACGGTGACCACGGCGAGGATTTTCATCGCCGGGTCATCGCCGATGCCGATGTCACGGGCTCCGCCACCTTGGGCGGAGAGTGGGATGCCCAGGAGGCCTAGGTCAAAGGCGTTGGAGGAGACCTGGGTGCCTGTGGTCGGGCGGTCGGATTGGGGTCCGAGAACGGGAGGACCAGAAGCTCCCTTTGAAGAACCAGTGAAGCACAGAAGACCATCGAGGATCATGTTAAACTCCCTTGAATTGAGAAGTGATCATCACAGGTGCCCAGCTATTGGGTGTAGTCTGCGTATCATCACGAGTTGCAACTGGGTTGGATACGTTCCAGGCACCATCGAAATAAAGGATGTGGGAATCCACTCCGTTATCATCAGCAGCCAGACCGGGACAGATCTGACTGTTGACGGTAGTGTATGTGACCGGAGTTCCTTTAGGAATGATCGACATCACACCACCTGGGCTTCGTTCGAGAGAATGGCGTCCACGGTACGGATGGGGATGCCACGGAAAGTGGTGATGGGCTTGCCGTTGAATTCCTCCAGGCGGAGCAGGACGTTGGTCTTGTTCATCGCTTGGAGATCGAGGTAGGTCCGGATGATACGGTTCGCGTAGATCACGGTGCGACCCATGTCGGCGCGGACCATCGGGGTGTCGGAGGTTTGGATGGTCGTTGCGGAGACGGGAGCGGTCGGGAGGCGGTAGAGAGCGCGAACGAGGAGGTTGATCAGGTTCGCTGCGGAGACGCCGGTTAGCTGAGTGACGTCAACGTTGGCGATCCGTGCCATGTAGCGCCAGTCGCGTTGGGCAAAGCCGATTTCCCACTTGAAGTGCTCGCGGTAGGCCTGATACGTATTTCCCAAGGAGTCGGTCACGGGCCACTCGCCCATGTCACGCTGCTGGAGGCCAGCGAGCTTGCCCTTGGGGAAGATCGCGTGGTTGGTATCGGTGCCCCAGGTCATCACCCAGATGGAGGTGTTGGTGTTGGAGGTGCCTTGGCCATCGAGGACGTTGTTCGCGGTGACGGAGTTGGCGACGGTTTTGGTCGAGTAGCGAGGGGCCCAACCGGTGAAGCGTTCCGGGTTGGCGAACTGGTTGCCGTAGACCAGGGTGGAGGCGACCTGTTGGGACATGCCCTCGAGGAAGGCGCGGGATTCGGAGAGACGGAACTCCGGGGTGTTGCCGTTGAGGTCCGCGATGTCCTTGTCGATCACGGAGTAGGTTTCGAGGTTACCGCAGGCTTCGACCAGCTGGGCGGTGGTGGATTTGGCGTTGGGCACGCCGGTGTTCAGCAGGCGCCAAGTGGCCTGGGGGATGCCGGTGCGGACGGTGGTTTTGTGACCGGTGGGGAGGTTGCCTTCGACGACCATCATGTCATCGAGGACTTCGTTCGTCTGGGAAAGGAGTTCAATGATGGCGGCGACTTTGTAGCCGTCGTCCATACGCTTTGCCCAATCGGCGTAGGTAAGTGCCGTTGTGCCAATGGTGACTTGTGCCATGTTAGTTCCTAATGGGGGTTGAACGGTTTCATTTTAGGGTATCCTCGGTTCCTCTGGGCTTTGCCGTTCAACCGCCATGCGGTGGACGTCGGGGATTGCTATTGGCCTCGGTTCGCGGCCAAATGGGGGTACATCGCTTCGGCGAGCGATGGGCGATCGGGGGCTCCGGGAGGCTTGTTGGCCTGAGGCGATTGGCCCCCAACCGGAACGGGTTTGCCCTCGATGTGGGACTTCGCAAGGATAGAGAGGCCCTCGAAGATGTCTGGGTTGGATCCGCCGCCGGTGATGTCCAGGGCGGTGCGGAATGATTTCGCTAGCGATGGGGGCATGGCATTGGTGATGGCTTCGTTTATGTCACGGCGGGTGGCTTCGGCTTTGGACCCAAAGCGCTCGTGGATGTCGGAGACCCATTCTTTCTGGGTGTCGGCCCATTGTTTGTACGGGGCTTCGGCGGAGGCGAGGAGGTTCTTGCCGTAGTAGTCGACGAGTTTGTTGGCTTGGTCCTGGCTTAATCCAAGGTCTTTGAACAGGGCGGTGACTTCCTTCGAACCTTCCTCAGAAAGGGTGTAGCCCTCGGGGAATTTGAACTCGTATTTCTCGGGAGCGGCTGCGGCTGGATCCGGCTTCGGCTTGTCTTCGCCTTCCGGCTTCTTATCCCCTTCGGGCTTGGGATCGCCCTCGACGGGCTTTTTGTCCTCAGGCTTCGGGGGGTCCTGGGTGAGGAACGATCCGCCTTCAGGTTTCTTCTCCGGCGTCGGCGTAGGGGTCGTATTCCCCAACGGCGCCGGGTTCTGGTCCTTCAGGGTCCCGTCCGAGGTCCGAGCTTCCGGTTGGTTCCCCTGAGGCGGATCGTTGGTTACGTTCGTGTCCGACATTTTCTGCGATCTCCTTATGCGTGGCTTCTTGGATCATTAGGATGTATTCGGTTGGGCAATGGGTGACGATGTCGAGGAAGAGTTGCTTGCCCACGGCTTGGCGCCCTAGGTTGTGTCCGGTGGCGTCTGGGGCTCCACGAACGAAGGGCTCGGAGAAGGTGTAGCAGGATTCCAACAGGGCATGGATCCATTGGCGGCCAAGGGATTCGGACATGATTCGGCGGGTGTAGGAGACCCTAGCGGCATCGGCCAGGTTTGCCTTCTTCTCTGCTCGCCGGACGTCTTTGCGATTCGAGGCATCCATTACTCCAGGGTCCAGGTTTTGCCGACTAGGCGAGCCTCAGGATGGGCACGGAGGAACTCGACAGTCCAGGCTTCGAGTTGGGCCGGGTCGGCGCCGAATGGGGCGTGGATGTCAATGCGGCGGGTGGACTTACGCCCGCGGTCGTCCACGGCGGAGAGGATGTATGTGGCGTGGTGTTGCTGGAGGGTCATCCTGCGAGCATCTTTTGTACGAGGTTCTGGCCTCCGCCGACGTCGATGTTGGAAGCGTTGGCGCCGGCTTTGGATAGGGCTTCGATCTGTTGGGCCTGAGCGGCTTGCTGTTGCTGCTGGGCGCGTTGCTGTCGGATCGCGGTGAGTTGGGCTGGGGAGCGGATGATGCGCGGATCGGTGTCGAGGAGCCGAGCGTAGATGTCCAGGCCCATGTCGAAGTCGACGTTGTCGGTCACGGCTGGGTCGATGCCAGCGAGGGTCGAGGCGGTTTGGAAAATGCGTTCGATGGAGCCGGCTTGGGCCGCTTGCTGGGAGACTTGGAGGATGGAGAAGAATTCAATGTCGATGTTTTGCCCGGCGATTTCTGGGGGCGGGGCCGGGAGGATCCGGGCACGGGACATGATGCCCCAGACGCGTTCGATCGCGGGCTGGAGGACTTCGAACCGGAGGCGATCGAGGACGGGCCCGAGCATGACCATGGATTCGGACTTGCGCATGTCCCATTCGACCGCGGTTATGTTGGATCGGGTTTCGAATTGGGAGGCGACTTGGAAGAGGTTGTTGTAGAAGGTGTCTTTGACTCGGGCTTGGACTTCTTTGATGTCTTCGGCGATGGCGGAGATGTCGGGCTTCCACGAGCCGTAGGCGGGTTTCATTCCGTCGTTGCCGGTGGTCATCATGCCTTGGAGGAAGGTCATGCCACCGGGCAGGAGGGAGGCGGGTTGGTTTTTCAATTGGGCGTCGGCGATGAGGGGCGGGTTGATGCCTTTGTCGATGCCTTGCGCCTTGCGGCGGGTTTCTTGTTGGAGTTGTTTGATATCAGGGAGGGCGTCCATGCCTGGGGAGCGGCCGTAAGGGTCGTTGGCGACTAGGTCCCATCGGCCGACGATGTGGGCGCGTTCGTTGAAGCCGCGTTTGCGAAGGAAGCCTTTGGAGATTGTGCCGCCCTGGGGGGTGGTGGTGCCACCCCATTCCCAGAAGGTCTCGCGGTATTTGAAATGGGCGGGGATGCCGTATTTCTCGGGATCCGTGTTGGGTTCGATCGCGTGGGCGATGATGACTTCGCGAGTGAGGTAGGCGCCCGAGGCGTTGTCGTAGGCGGTTTGGATCATCGAGGAGCAGTTTTCCCAACCGAACTCGTCGACGGTTTGGGAGATGGTGTAGGTGAATTCCCTATAGAAGATGACTGGGCGGTACTTGCCATCGATGTCGACGTAGTATTCGCCGAAGCAAGGGTTGATGCAGGTGATGACGTTGTCGAAGTCTTCGTAGATCAGCAGGGCGGCGGTGCCGAAGACCACGAGGTCGAAGAGGAACACGGCCATGGAGGTGTAGAAGCCGGAGGCCGCGAGGACGGCGTAGGTGAGTTCTTCACATTGCTTGAGCCAGATCGGGATCGGGCCGGATTGGGTCGAGTCGATCCGACCGTATTTGTACTTGATCCACGGGCGGGTTGGGGGGCACACACCGGAGAAGATACCTGCGGCGAGGTTGCGTGCCGCGAGGGTGCCGGTGGAGTCGAGTATATGCTGGTTGATTGGGGATCCGCGAGATTGCTGGTTCTGGGTTATGAGCCATTTGTAGCGCCTGGGGAGGATGAAGTCGGCCAACTCCCGGGCGTGGGTCCACCAAGAGTAGCGGTTGGAACGAAGGCCCAGGAGCCGCCCTTGTTGGAACGCACGCAGCTTCATATCCGACGCGGTTGCAGTGTCGGTGTTGCGGGCGAATTGGCGGTGGTCGACCAAGGCGTTCATCTGACAACCCTCAGCTTCTTGGCGCCTTTAGGCATTTTGCCAGTTTGCAAAGGGGTGCCTGTGGGGACTGGGGCCGAGAGCGATCCGGATTGGTGCAGATCCGCAGCGGCCATTAGGTAATGCGCTGGGGACACACCGCCCATTTGCTCGCCAACGGGGGCCGAGGGCATTTGGTCCGGGGGGAGCATTGGGGCCTGTGGCATCATTGGCCTACCAGTTGCTTGCCGGCCCCGGCGTTGTCATTCCCGGGCACTGCGGAGGAGTTCAGGTAGGATGGGGTGGCCGGTTTCTTGCTGGGTTTCTGCCCTTGGGGGGCCTGGGCAAACACCGGTGGCGGGGGCGGTGCGGATGGCATCGCGGGCAGGGCGGGTTGGGCAGGACCGGATAGCATGGTCATTATGCGGCCTCCATGAATTTTGGATCGAAGGGGTCGTATTCCGAGACGTGAAGAATGGGCTGGGGCCCTTCCCCACCGGCAGCGACATGGGGCATCAAGGGCCCGCCGAAGGTGAGCCAAAGCGCATCGAGGGAATCCAGATCGAGGTTCGGGTTGTCTTCGAGGAGTTCCTCTTTGGAAACCAGTTGGATCTCATCTCGGGAGTTGAAGGTATAGCGGATGGAAAGCATCGCGGTGCGCAGGTCGGAATCGTTCGGAAGGGCCCCGCCCGGGAGCCATGCGCGGCAGGCGCCGGCCATTGCGGCACGCATGTTGGCGTATTTTTCCCCGGAGGTGTTGCTCTGGGTGGAGGTGATGGAATCCTTCGCGCCGAATTGGATTTCCCAAACGTACATAGACTTAGCGCGGCAGTTGTCGACGACGCCGCCGCCGACGCCACCACCGTCGATGAAGATCCCATCCGAATGGAGCCGGAGCGAGTGGTCGAAGACATTGTTGGCTAGCTCGACGGTGGAGATGCCATTGTAGATCGAGCGACGAATGGACCTGGCATCGCGGCCCTTGCGGGGGTAGATCACGGAGTTGTTCCGCCCATAGCGGGCCACGTCGACCCCGAGGGCGAGTGGAGTCGAGGAGTCCACATGAACCTGCCGTTCGTCGGACATGGCGGCATCGATCTCGGAGGCGGAGAAGAACTCCATCAAGCCTTGGCGGGGGAACTGGCCCAGGATACGGATCCGGACGTAGTCGTTGTCCAGGCCGCCGTAGGATTTGATCAGGGCATCCAGACGCTTCTTATTAGTGATCGGCACCTCTCGGGAATCAATCTGATTCGTGTGCCAGAACGAAGCGAACTGACCGCCTTCAAAGCACTCCCGGAACCGGCCGAAGTTCCGTGTGGGGTTGCCAAAGGCGAGCCAGATCAACTGCGTGTCCGCGTCGGAAAATGCCCCTTCGGTGGTCTCCCAGATTATGTCTTCGATCTCCGACGCCTCGTCGAAGACGACGATCAGCCGGTTGCCCTTGTTGTGGAGCCCCGCGAAGGCCTGGGGGTTGGTCTTCGACCAAGGGATCATATCGATCCGCCAAGTGCGCTCGCGGGTGGGATCGCGGGAGAGGAGGGAGGTGGCCTTGAGTTCGAAGAACTGACGGATATCTGGCGCGAGGAGGTTGAACCACTTTCCTAGCTCAGCCCAGGTCTTGGTCTTCAGCTGGGTTTCGGTGTTCGCGGTGACCACCCCTCGGCAATCGGGGAAGGTGGTGAAGGCCCAGAGTACAAGCTGCGCCACGGTGGTGGACTTCGCGATGCCGTGGCCCGAAGCGGTGGCTTCGCAGATGGCCTCCTCTGGGGTGAGGAGCCCGAGGCGGACCCGTTCCATCAGTGCGATGGCCCAAGGCATCGGGCCGGAGAAGGCCTCTAGCGGGCCGGGTTGGCCCCAAGGGAACGCCCCCATGACCCAGGCGTAGGGGTCATCGCGGACAGAGGTGAGCCATTTAACTAGCTCTGGATGCATCCCCCCGGCCTTCCCCTAGCCAATGGCATGTAAGACTCAACCCGAAGGAAAGAGAGAACGGCGCCAATGGCCCCATGCCAGAAACCCTGTCAGCCATTCTCTCCCCCATCATCCCCCGAAGGCCCCGAAGGGACCAGCCGGGCCAACGGAGGTGATTCGGTCCGCACCGGCTCTGGGAGGGTGCGGTAGTTTGCCTTCGCGTCGATCACGTTGGACCGGCCCGTGCTGCGCCCGTATTGTTCCATGATCGCAGCGAAGTCGAAGATCTCGTTCTTCTGGGTGGTCTTCTTCCCGTAGCCGAAGCGATCGGCGCGATCGCCAATGCCTTTGAACAGCAGAGAGAGTGGGATCCGCTCTTGGGTCTCCTCAGCCTCATCGAGATGGTCCTCAACCATCCGCTCCATCCGCAGCATGTTCGAGGTGGCGGTGGAATAGAACTCATCCACCGCCTCGACAAAGGCCTCGTCGACCTTGGCCTTGTACTGAGTGACCAGTTCCTGAAAGGCCGGGCTGGCCCGCAGCTGCAAAAGCCGGGTCGACGAGTACCCAGTGCGGGAAAGGATCTCCCCAACCGGAACCCCAGCCGCAACCAACCTCGCCAAGCGATGATGCGTCTCCCTCATCGCCCTCGGCCTCCCCTGCGGCGGGCGGGGATCGCGGAGCGTCAGCATATCCTCCCGCGTGAGCGCACGCACTCCCAATACCCTCGGGGCGCGAGCCAACTTTCCGCGATGCAAGGTAGGCGTAGCCACAACGAAGCTCCTAAGCCAGATGCAATCCTATCCCAAGTGTATCAGATTCCTCAGGGTTTGTCAACCGGTACCCCTCAGTACCTTCCCAGGGTCCCACTAGCCGGCACTAGACCTCCCGGACCAAAAGCCGATATAATAATTTCCAATAGGGCGCATTTACAAAATCTCATTTTTTGCGGGGAGGAAGTCTGCGGCCACGGGCGAAGACAGAATTTTGGCCCCCCGGGTCTGAGCCGGAGGGCCTGTTGCATTGCGGTAGCTGCACTGCGGGATGAGGAATGAGGCTTTGCCTCAATCGTCAGGGCTAGTCCTTGGTGGCGAGGAGGGCGGAGTTGGCGGAGATGAAGGCCTCAAGCTGGGGGACTGCGGCGATCAGGCGTTCCCATTGGCCGCGATAGAGCGTGATCGGGAAGCGGCCAAGGCCATAGATCGAGATGGCCCCAGAGGTGCCGGTCATCTCGCCAGTCTTGGGGTCGGGCTTAGGCGCGGTGACTTTCATCGTGATGGGCTTGGCTTTGGAGGCTTCGGCCAGCTTCGCGGCCATCGCGGCCAGTTGCGCCTTGAGAGCTTCGTTCTCTTGAGAGAGGTTCGGGAGGATAGCCATGCTCGTATCTCCGGGAGTAGCGCCAGTTGGCGGGTTGCCGTGGCGACGATTGCAGGATGCGCCCCGATTGTGGCGCGATTAAGGCCGAAGGATCACGAAATGTTACAACGATGGTGCGTTGCAGCATGGTAAGACAGAGGGTGCAGTGCAGCATCGACTGGGCCAATCCCTTGCCGATCTGGCTAAGCGCCAACCTTCGCCATCCCATGTGACCCTGAAGTCCCCCAGATGGTACTCTGATGGTACTCTGATGCGGTCCCTCTGACACCCTTCCCCTCGTGACCCCTCTTGGTTCTAGGTCTAGACCTAGGTCATTAGACCTCCTCCTCTGTCTTCTCTCTCTCTCGAAGGAACGCACCTAGACCAAGAATAGGCCACC